CTATCCCTGATCTTTGCTCGCACCGGGATCTGCGGGCTTTTTATGTTTGTTCATTTGCTTGGCTTCCCAGAACAGGCCTGTCAGTACGTCCTTGATTCGTTGTCGGTCTTTTTCATCCAGCGGAATGCCATCAAACATTAATTCGTCGTCTTCCTCCAGCATTTTTTTAAAATCCCGGCGGTCTTTGGAGTTTGCCCATTCTGGTACAGTAGAACGATAAAGTTCGTGTGGGTTTTGCTCTATTGAATCATCGTCCGCCCAATATCCGGCGGCCTTCATCATTTCGGTATAGGATACGCTGAGCGCGTCCGCTATTTTGCGGAGGGTGGAGGGTTTGGGCACTCCGCGCAGCCCATTTTCGATGCGGGAAATTTGTGAATTACTAATACCTGCGGCATCTGCTAATTGGTTGATGCTCAATTGCTTGTGCTCACGCTGCTGTTTTAGGTAAGTTCCGAATGCTGGCTGTTCCACAATGGAGCTCCTTTCTGCAATAGAATCATAGAATTAGCCTTATTATACCATTAGGCAAATAGTAAAAGCACGTAATATGCCAAAAGGCATAGAAAAGTAGAGCGAATATCCTGTTTTTGGAGCTATATTGCTTTTTTTCACGATGGATACCTATCCTAAATAATGTTATGTTATACTCAAGATACGAACAAAAGGGGAACAAAATGTAAACAAGTGCATTTTTATTTGAAAATACATCATTGTCAAAAGGCATAATATAAGGAGTGTTGCTTTTCATGAGAAATAACTTACCCGAATTAGACCGTCGCAAAACGCAGAATGCATTGGAGGGTGTATTTGAGAAATACCGGATTTATAAAACAATAACCTTTATGGATCGGGAAAGCTTTATTACTGCTGGCTATACGGATCGCCCGAACGGACCCACGAATGTGACAAGCGACCCAACGGCTCGGACTGCTGTATATAATGTAGATGCTCCTGCCGCCCGCTTGGCCTATTGCCAAATGGTGGATGCCGTAGTGAGCCGCTTGAATGAACGTGAACAGTTGCTGATCCGTGAACGTTATTTAAAGGATGATGATGTGTTCGATTACAAGGTTTACAATTATGTGCTGGACCCGCCAGTCAGCAAAGATACGTATACGAAGCTTCGCACACGTGCTTTTTACAAAATGGCGCTAGCGCTGGCAGACCAAGGCGTTCTGAATCTGGCAAGCTTGCAAAAGGGTGCGGATCGAAGACTGGGGTAGGTAAATGCATAGGGGTCACAACCTGTGGCTCTATTAACCTAGACAGCAAGGAGTATGAACCGCAACGGTGAATAAGAAGCATAGGTCTCAATTAAAATAGGAACGGAGGACGGATGTATTGAGAAGTGAACCAGAAATGATGAATATCCTTATAAAGTTTGCTATGAACGATAAAAGAATACGATTGGTCACGATGGAAGGATCACGTACAAACTTCAATATTCCTCCTGATTCATTTCAAGATTATGATATTTCTTACTTTGTAACAGATATGGATTCTTTCAAGGAAAGTGATCAATGGCTCCACGTGTTTGGGGATAGGCTTATGATGCAAAAACCCGAGGATATGGAACTTTTTCCATCAGAACTAGGTAACTGGTTTTCATATATCATTCTTTTTGAGGATGGAAACAAATTAGATCTGACACTGATCCCTATAAACGAGGTAGAGGATTATTTTACGAATAGCGATGGTTTAGTTGAGGTTCTGCTCGACAAGGATGTGCTGATCCAAGAGGAAGTGATCGCAAATGACCATCAATATTGGATTAAAAAGCTCACGGCAAAGGAATTTGATGATTGCTGTAATGAGTTTTGGATGGTTTCAACTTATATCGTAAAAGGATTGGCGAGAAAAGAAATCCTGTTTGCTATTGACCATTTGCACGAGATAGCACGACCTAATTTGCTGCGAATGATGGCTTGGAAGATTGGCTCAGAGCAAGGGTACACCTTTAGCGTAGGAAAAAACTATAAATTTATAAATCAGTACCTTCCTAATGAAGACTGGGAAAGTTTACTATCCAGTTACTCTGAAAATGGCTATCGAGAAATGTGGGAGTCTTTACTTACTTGCTATGCATTGTTTAGAAAATACGCTAAGGCTGTGGCCAGAAGTTTGGAGTATGAGTATCCAGATTACGATGAAGCCATCACTAGGTATACTGCAAATATTTATAATTCATTGAATTGAACGATGTAATAACCGCCTTTTTTAAAGGGCGGTTATTTTTTTGTGTGCACATCAACAATGAGATTAAACGCATTTTTAATATAAGAACAAACGTTCGCGAAATACCATCTAACTTCATCCCTAGTCTCTACTTTTATCGTCCATTTCCCCGGCAACGCATTCGTTATAAGGGTGTAAGATTATATCATCGGGAATCAAGACAAGAGGACATACCGAAGACACACACCGTCAAACGTTAGCCGGCCAATAGGGCCGGTTTTTTCATGCGGTCATCGTCTTTGTCACTTCCCGGGAATTCGATGTATAGAAAGGAGGAGTCGTGTTGCCTAAGCAAGGGATGCTGCAATGCATGAGTACAAGGCTACGCCGGCTGAGAGCATGGAAGTGGAAAAAAGCCTGGCTAAACAGCCACAGCATGCGAGCACAGGATACGCAAGGGTGGCATGCCACAGGATGAGACAAGCCTTTAAGCAAAAGCTCATTGACATTATTCCGGCGCTGCAAGGGCGTGTATACGATGTTCAACCTCCGTCGCAGACGGCAGAGGAGCCGTATGCGGTTATGGTGCTGGGCGAGGAAATCTGGAAGTCTTCCTGGGCCGGTTACCGGCAGGTTGTCCGCATCAAGCTGTACGCAGGACAAGCGGGGCTGGCGCAGGCCGATGTATGGGCGAATACCCTGATTGCCGGACTGCACCGAGCATCGGTGACAGGTAAAGGTGAGGACACGTCTGCTTTTACCGCGCACTATTTGGGCGTGCGGGATGCAGAAATGCTGGACACGGTTACGGGCAAGGCCTATAGAACGCTGCGTTTTGGCGTGTATGTGCCTGAAACAGAAGGTGGATCGGCCGCTTCAGCACCTGGTGCAGCACAGCCGGAAGAATGGCTGGCAGCACTGGTCGGCTGGACGCAGAAGCAACTGGGCGAATTGTGGTCGGTATACGCCGACGCATGGCCCGCACAGCCGGGAAGCCACGCGGTATTATGGCGGCTGAGCGGCTGTGAAACCCGGATGGCAGGAGCCTCCATGTATGAGCTCCGCAAACGGTTCATCGGGCATATCACTGCCCCGGTCACCACCGAAGAGAACCGCGCAGCTTCCGCGCTGGTCGAAGGCTTTGCCGCTCAAATCCAGCTTCCTCTGGAGCAGGACAAGGGCCGTTATATGTCTACGGCTGAAGCCTCAGCCGATTTGCAGGCGGATGCCATTTTAGACGGTCAGCTTCGGCTGACGCTGGTACAGCGGCGTATGCGTCCGGCTGAGGAAGCGGCATTGATTCGCAGAGTGGAAATTCATCCTATTTTGAAATGAGGTGGTCCGAGTGACCTTGGAAAGCCATGAGAAGACCCCGCTACATAGCGGGCAGGAAGCAAATGGCCCACGCTATACGCTAGAGGAACTAAAGGAACACGCAGAACAATTGTTTTCTGTAAAGGTAGAAGTGCTGGCAGGCGCCTTTTTTGGCACACAGGACAAGCTATTTACGGTAGCAGAAGCACACACTAAAATCGAACAATTTATGAAAGCGAAGGTGGATTAATTATGGCAGGCGGAACATGGGAAAACACGAATAAACCGGTATTACCGGGTTTGTATATGAATTTTCAGGCAGCAGCAGCTTCAGCGATTCAAGGTGGATCACGTGGTACGGTCGTTGTACCCGTCAAGGCGAATTGGGGCCCTGTACGTGAGTTTGTAGAGGTGGGTAGCGAAACGGCTATTAGCCAAATCTTCTCCGGCGACAGTGAGAACGGTGCGACAGCATATTCCACGTTGTATCTGGCTTTGCTGGGCGGTCCGAAAAAACTGCTCGCTTACCGATTGGCAGATGACACGGCTGCTGAGGCGTCTGTAACGCTGAAAAGTGGTGGCGAGACCCCAACCGACGTGCTGCGTTTGAAGGCTTTGTACACAGGTAGCCGTGGTAATGGTTTTGCCGTAACGGTACAGCCAACTTTGGGCGACGAGCAAGCTCGTGAGGTGCGCCTCTATGAAGGAACCAAACTGCTGGGTACGTACAAAGGCAGCGACGGTACGGCTGCTTCGATTGCCAAAGCGCTGAACGAAAACAGCGAAAACGTATGGGTGAAAGCTGAGGTTGTCGGCGAAGGCGGCATTCCAGCGGATGTCAGCGGCGTACATCTGACAGGTGGCAATAGCGGCAATAGCAAGCTGGTTAATGCCGATTACATCGCCATGCAGGAAGCATTGGAAGGACAGGAGTTTAATGTGCTGGCCCTGGATTATGCAGCCGATCTGGCATTGCTGCAAAGCTTTGCTGCCTGGATCAAACGTGTCCGGAATGAAGGCAAAGGCGTCATCGCTGTATTCGGCGGTTCTGCGGCAGATGATGTGTCCAAAACGGCTGTCAGCTTGGCTTCTGCACGTTCTTTGGCACTGAACCATGAAGGCATCGTAAACGTGGGCACAGGCGTACGTCTGGCAGGTACGGACTACAGCTCCGCCCAAACGGCTGCCTATGTAGCCGGACTGATCGCAGGCCAACGGTTGAACCAATCCGCAACGTATGCGGTTACGCCTTTTGAGGATGTAACTCGCCGCTGGACACGTTCCGAGCAGGAACAGGCTGTCCGTAACGGGGTGTTCCTCCTGTTCTTCGATGGCCGTCAGGTCAAAGCGCTGCGTGGAATCAACAGCTTGGTGAACCCGTCTGCCGGACAAAACAATGCGTGGAAGAAAATCCGTTCCATCCGTGTCATGGATGCCATTAACGCTGACTTGCAGCGTGCAGCCGAAGAGACTTACATTGGCAAAATCAACAACACAGTAGAAGGTCGTCTGGCACTCATCGGTGCGATCAAAGAATACCTGGCACAGCTGTCGCTGAGCAACGTGATCGAGGCGGATGGCTACGATGTCATTCTCGATCCGGCTTACTACGGTGATGCGCCAGTCATCAAACCGGAGCCGGATCAAGTGTTCCTGCAATGGAATGTGAAGCTCACCGACGTGATGGAGCAGCTGTTCGGCACATTTTACGTGCAATAAATAAGCATTTTACGCGCCTAAGCATTTCGGTGGCGCTCAGTAGGATTGCAGTAGCAATTTAACAACGAGGATTTTGTGAAATCCCGAACTATATTATGAATTATTTTGAGGAGGAAAAAGAAATGTTGGATGCTTCAAGAGTTATTTTAGGTACGTTTGGTCAGGCGCATGTGGATGGGGTGTGGCAGACGAATATCAATAAGCTGGAAGCCAGCGTGGAAATGGAAAAACGCGAGCTGAATCTCGTGGGCAATGAGTGGAAGGTGCATAAGCGCGGCATCAAAAAAGGGACGGGGACGATGAGTGGCTACAAAGTTACGTCCGATATGATTCGTCGTGGTTTTAATCGTTTTGAGATTATTACGAAGCTGGATGATCCAGAAGCTTTTGGACATGAAAGTATTCGTCTCATCCGTTGCACTGCTGACAAAATCCAGCTAGCCAACTGGACAGCAGGCGAGGAAGTACAGGAAGAAACGACCTTCACCTTCGAAGGCTATGAGCTGCTGGATCCGATTGTAGCGAACTAAATTGGTTAACGGGGAATTGGGATGCTGTCAGGTGTCCCGTTCCCCAAATGAAAATAAGAATTTGTGAAATTCTGAAATTAACAATAAGGGAGAATGACCTATGAGTATGAATGAGAATATGACAGAAGAACAAATTTTGGACAGTCTGTTTGAAGCCGCTGAGAAACTACCGGAAGAAACGGTTCGTATCAAGCGCCTCGATATGAAAATTGTACTGCACGGACTGACCTCTAGTAAGGTGGACAGCATTCGTGAGCGTTGCACGATTCGCCGAACCGTGAAGGGTGCTGTAGACGAAAAGGTAGATACCGAAACGTTCAACGCCTTGTTGATTTCGGAAGCCACCGGAAAGTTGGAAGTGAAGGGCCTGTCCCTTAATGGTTGGGGAGATCCCCGGATTACAAGCCGCTTGAAGCTGTCCGGTGGCGAACAGTCTGTCCGCCGTATGCTGCTGGCGGGTGAACTGGATGCAGTGGGAGATAAAGTGCTGGAACTGTCCGGTTTTGGCGTTGAGATTGCTGATCTAAAAAACTAATCGGCTCCGGGGGAATGACGACGATGCTGTACCACTTGTGGGTCCGGCACCACCTCCGTCCCGGAGACTTTTGGCGGCTTCCCCGCGGTGAGCGCATGCTGCTGCTGGCGTTTGCCGAACAGGAAATGGATAGCATTGCAGCTTCAAAAGCATAAACAAGGAGGTGAACATGATAGATGGCAGAAGCATTAAATTACCGCATGAACCTTGTGATCGATCCCAAAAACGTCATTAAGGCCAACAGAGAATTGCGCGCAATGGAACGCTATTTTGAGCGAATTCAGGGACGCGTTCTAAAAATCGGTCGTACCCGCATGGCTCCGGAAATTGTCCTGAACGATATGGCCTCCAAAGGCTTGGATAATCTGTTAAACAAGATTAACCGGGTTAAATCTCAGATTATTAATGCCTCTGGGAATGTGAATGTGAAGGTAAATAGCGGCACTGCTAAAGCAGACCCGGTCAAGTCTGATAACAATCTGAGTACGGTTTTGAAAGCAAATACTACTGCTGTAGAGGCCAATACGAAGGCTATTGCGGATTTGAGTACTAAGTTGGGATCTGTGACACCAGCTGCAGAGAAAAAAGAAGAGCCTAAGGATGCATTAACTCAGGTAAAGGATTTTCTTGGTAATGTAAAAAAAGTTGGTGAAGGGGTAAAAAGCATATCTGAAGTTCCTGAAGCATTTAAAAAATTTAAAACCGATTTTGGTATTTTAAAGGGACCGCTCCAGGGAGCTAACCGAAGAGAGAAGTTTAAAGATTTTGCTAGTAAAGCATTTAACGTAGGGAAATCTGGAGGTGAATTTTTAGAAAAGGTTGGAGGAGGCTCAGATTTAATTGAAGGTGGACAGGGATTGTTTGAGCAGGCTAAAGGCTGGGGGATGATTAATCCAAGCGAAGCTGCTGGTGCAGTACCTAGCGCTGCAAGTTCGAGTGCTGCTGCAGATGCAGCTTCTAGTATTATCAGACCAAGTAGTGTTGCAGGTGCAGCTGAGGAAGCCGGATCAGGCTTGTTCAAAAACCTTTTAAAAGGCGGCGCAAAAAAACTGTTGGGGCCTTTAAGCTATGGAATGGATATTGTGAACATCGCGAAGGCCACCTCTGGTAAAGAACGCGCAGAAGCTATTGGTTCCACGGTAGGCGGTACTGCTGGTTCTGCGTTAGGTGGAGCTATAGGTTCATTTTTGCTGCCGGGTATTGGTACTGTGGTTGGTTCAACACTTGGGGGTATGGCGGGAGATTTTGTCGGAGGTAAAATTGGCGGATTAGTCTCAGATTATGGTCCAGCTATGATGGAAAAAGCGAAGTCCGCCGGTAAATTTCTTGGAGAAAAGGCTTCACAGGTCAAAGGCTGGATTTCGGATAAGGCTGGAGACTTTGGTAAAAGTTTTTCTGATTTCTTTTCTTTCGGTAAAAAAGACGAACCTAAAAAAGAGCCAACTAAGCCACCTGAAGTTCATAAACCTTCAATCCCACCTAATTCAAATATAGGTGCGTCCCTTAAGCCCTTAGCAACTATGCCGCCTTTATATAGTGCATCCGCATTCGTGCCTCCACAACCGGGCGCCAAAGGCGTTCCTAATCCTTACGGACCGATGGCTATCGCTAACCAAGGGGTAAACCCAAGCCCAATGTTGAATACTGCGGCGCATGCGAACAATGGCGCCAAAGCTAAAGGTAAGGCCAACGGTAATCCCACTCCTCAAGTAGTACAGATCAGTCCTGAACAAATGGGAACATTGTCTGGCTTTTTGAAGGATTTTAAAACCGAAACTACTAACCAATTCAATCTTCCTGCGGGGGCTGTACAGGTCACTGTACATGAGAACAAGCTGGATGTGGATGGGCTTATTACGCAAATTGGCTACCGTCTTAAAGCTGAAATTTTGCGTGCAACGCAGAACACCAAGCCAACGGGCGCTGGAACTATGTAATGCAGTAAATGGTAGCAATAGGGAAGGAGGAGAAAGATGGAATTTAGTTTGACGGATGGTAAGGGAAAAAAGTTTCAGTTTCCAGTAAATCCTGAGGAAGTAACGATTTCACGGCAAAAGGGATTTGATACAACGACGATTTTATCCTATGGGGAGTTTGACTTTCCACAAGGGGAGAAGGTGAAGGAAATCTCCTTCTCTTCTTTTTTTCCGAAAGAATACAATCCAGCATATTGCACATATGAAGACATCCCTGATCCGCAGGAGGCCATGAACACGTTGAATGGCTTTTTGTTATCCAAGAGTCCGCTACGTTTTATCATTACGGAGACAGCCGTGAATGTGCCAGTAATTGTCGCTTCTCATAATTCAATCTTTCGGGGCGGGGAATATGGGGATGTCAATTTTGATTTGTCACTGCGAACCTGGAGTGAAATGAAGGTAGCCAAAAAAGCTGGCACCGGCTCGAAGTCCGCGACAGTCAACAAAAAGCCTCGCACGGATATGAAAGAAAAAAAGAAAACTTACACGGTTAAATCGGGAGATTCCTTGTCCAAAATTGCCAAGCTGGAGCTGGGAGACAGCTCTCAATGGAGTCGTATTTATCAGCTTAACAAAAAGACCATCGGGAAAAATCCGAATGCGATTAAACCGGGGCAAAAGCTGGTGCTGTCATGAGCTATAAAGTCATTTTACAGGATAAATATGATCTTTCGCCACTTGTGGAGAACATTAATTTAAGGGATTCGCTGGAGCAAATCGCCTATCAGGGGACGGTCAATTTGGTCGTTACGTCCGATATGCCGGTCATTTCTCCAGGGATGTCAATCCGGGTTAGTGGTATTCCTTATGGTAAAAAAGACTATGTTCCTCTGTTGTCTCCAGCGGTGATCTGGGAAGTGGAAACCTCCAACAACGGGCTTAAACGTATGACGCTGACGCTGTATGACCGTACGGTATATTTGGACAAGTCGGAGGATGAATATTTACTTCCTGCCAAGCAGACGGCTACCCAGCGTTTTCAGAAATATGCGAGGGATTGGAAGCTGAAAATCGCTTCTTTGCCGGACACAAAAAAGCAGCTCGGGCGCGCCGTATACCGGACGCAGTCCATTTATTCCATGATGCTGGGCGATCTGCGGGAGACGGCCAAGGCGGGCGGCAAGCTGTATCATCCACGTATGATTTCTTCCGGCTTGGAGCTGTACGAACTGGGCACGAACAAAGATGTATATGTTTTGGAGAAAGTGACCGATACGACACAATCCCGTACGTTGGAAGGCGCAGCCACGAGAGTAAAGGTGTTGGCTACGGCGGCCAGTGAAACAGGGAAAGAGGTTCCTTCCAAGGTGATGGCGCTTGAGGAAAAGGACATTGCCAAATATGGAACACTTCAGGTGATCGTACAGGATGACGAGGTGAAATCGGGTGCGGCAGCACGTGAGTTGGCCAAAAGTAAGCTGAGAGGCATACAACAAACGATATCGGTAAATGCGCCAGATATGAATACGATTCGAGCAGGAGACGCGGTAATGTTAGGGAACATGAAGCTGATGGTGATTTCAGTAAGCAGGGAATTGGGCAACCCTGGCAGTATGTCGCTAGAACTCGGAACGTATGACGATGTAAAAAGGAGGTTTTACCTTGAATAAGGACCCCTACGGGCATTTAGCCACTGCGCTGCAATCTTCATTTCATAAACACACCAAGCAAGCGCTGAGTGGAGTAGGTGCAGTATTAGGTACCATCACTTCCACAGGACTCAAGCTGGATGATTTTAAACATGAGCTTCAGGATTATCTGGTCGCCGAGCTGCCGGGGCTGCTATCTGTACCACGCCATATGTACAAAGGTACCTCAACATCGGTAGAATCAGAAAATTGGGAAGGCAAAGAGCTGAAAACCTCTTTTTATACCGGGGAGGATGAGCTGGAGGATGTAAATCTGAGCCTGAACAAAGGACTTAAGCCTGGGGATCGTGTACTCGCGGTGCGGGTGAATAGTGGTAACGATGTGGTGGTCGTGTGTAAGGTGGTGAATGGACGTGGCTAATTTATTTCCCGAAACAGATGATATGATCTGGACAGACATAGATGTGACCAATCCAGATGTGCTGGAGGATAACCGTGCGGTATTTGGGCGAAGCTGGAGGTTTGATTTTGAAGCTGGGGAGTTTGTAATGAGCCCTAGCCGTAAAATCGTGACTACAGGCGAGAAAGAAGCTTGGGTACAGTGGTGTGAAAAAGCCATACGCACTCCTCGCTACCGTCATGTAATCTATTCGCCTGATTATGGAAGTGAGCTGGAGGAGCTGATTGGCAGCAGCTATGGGCACGGTGTGCAAGAAAGTGAAATTAAGCGCATGGTCACAGAGGCGTTGCTAGCAGATGCACGTACGGCTAGTGTGGATCAGTTCACGTTTCGATGGGAAGGTGAGGCATGCTATTTTAGCTGCCAGATTACGAACGTGCGGGATGAGACAGAAATTGTGGAAAGTGTGGTGATCTAATGGCAGACTTGCCGGAATATTTGGTAGACCAGACGGAAGAGGAAATTTTAAATCGAATGCTGGAAAAAGTGCCTTCGGACATCGATAAGTCCGAGGGCTCTTTTATTTGGGATGCGCAGGCGCCAGTGGCATTTATGCTTTCTGAAGCGGCAATCTGGGCGCAGGAGCTGCTGCGTCGGGGGTTTGCCAGCACAGCAGCCAGTGATAACCCGGATTTTCGCTCGCCGGAACTGGATTTGCGTACAGCAGAGCATGGAGTGACACGACGGGAAGCCGTTGCTGCATCAGGGAAGGTCAAGTTCACAGGCACAGCTGGAACAATCGTCCCGGCGGGAACGTTGGTGGCGACTCCGGCAGATGATGTATCCGGGGAAGCCTCCATTGAGTATGCGACCACGACCTCAGTCACGCTGGATGAACAGGGTACCGGGGAAGCGGCCATTCGGGCGGTCAATCCTGGACGCAGCGGCAACGTGCCAGCGGGTGTCATTCAGGTGATGGCTACTCCGATTAGCGGGGTTTCCTCCGTGATCAATACGGAGGAAACCAAAAGCGGCACAGACATTGAAAGCGACCAACTGTTGCTGGAGCGTTTTTATGCCAAGGTGCGGAACCAGGGTACAAGCGGCAACAAGGCGCAGTATACCCAGTGGGCGAATGAGATTGCTGGAGTGGGTGGCGTGGAAGTTGTTCCACTCTGGAAAGGGCCAGGAACAGTGGGGTTATATGTGCTGGATACGGATAAACGCGCTGCCAGCCCGGAAATCGTGGCTGCGGTGCAGAAGTATATCGATCCGACCCAGGATGGGCAAGGCGAAGGGTTAGCACCAGCAGGTCCTGTGGTGACGATCATGCCAGCGGCAGAAGTGGAAATAAACATTTCGGTCAAGGTACAGCGCACCAAAGAGAAGCCGTCCACACTGGATGAAATCAAAAAGCTGATCGAAAACGGTGTGCGGACGTATTTGAAGCAGCTTGCTTTTTACAAGGCAGATCCGTTGGTAAGGTACACCCGGATTTCTGCTGTGCTGTTAGACATTCCAATAATTATTGATTTCTCTGAGCTGAAAATCAACGGACAGAGCAATCAGAATATTGAGATTGGATCAGGTCAGGTGGCCGTGCTGGGGACGGTGAGCGTCGGTGAGTAACAACGGAATAGACAGTTTTGAAGATTTATTGAATGACCCAGACCAGGGAAAACGTGTAAACCGTGGTGACATCTTTGCTAACCGGGTAGCAATAGCGAGAGATACAGTAAGCCAAATGAGCAGCGAGCGGGGACGCGAGCTGCTTTCCTATTTGCCTGCCTATTATGAAACCTCACGTGTGATGCGTTCCGATATGGATGCTAAAGGAAGCGAACTGGACGCCTTGTATCTTGCAATGGATGCAACGGTGGGACAGTTTTTCGTACGTACCGCCACCTGGGGGCTGGAACGCTGGGAAACGGAGCTGGGGATCGAAACCGATCTGGGGAAGCCGTTGGATCAGCGGCGCGCAGTGGTGGAATCGAAGCTACGGGGGGCAGGAACCTTTTCAGGCAAGCTTGTCAAAAATGTAGCTGAGGCGTATGACGGAGGCACGGTAGATGTTACTTTTCACCCTGCCGAATGGGGATTTACGGTCAAATTTATGGACACCATCGGAATTCCGCCCAACGTTGAGGATCTTAAAGCAGCCATTGAGGAGATCAAACCTGCTCATATGGCGGTAGAGTATAAATTACGCTACTTGACCATTGCGGAAGTGGAGTCCATGACCCTCTATGAAAATGAACATACAACACAGGATAGATATTTAGGAGGTGGCGCATAACATGGCAAGCGAAAAAACACCGAATCTTGGTTTAAATCAAATTGACCGTACATCGCCCAAAACAACATATTTTGATCTGGAGAAGTACTTGGATGAAAACTGGCGGTCTGTAGATAAATTTGCAGGTGACGTGAATGACGGTGTAAACGAGATTAAGAAGCGTCTGGATACGACGGAACGCAAGGCGGTAGCTTTGGAACCTGGGGTACAGATTGTTCATGCGGAGAAGGCTGCGCCATTTTCGTTGACGGGAATAAGCGGACGTATGTTGGTGAATTTGTTGGGGCGGGCAGGCTCTTGTGACCGAATCGACAGCCTTTTAGGTTGGGAAGCTGATCTTGCAGTGGATACATCTAATAAGGCGCAGGGTACGGGATCTATCAAGGTTACTGCGAAGAATGCTTCCGGTGTATATAACGTGTATAGTACCGGATTAAAGCTTACTGGTGGAAGATACTATATCGCCCTAGCTGATGTTAAAAACATCAATGCCTCAAATAATATCTATGTAAACTTTTCTACAGGTGGTAATAAGGCGCTCAAACAGTCCAAAGATCAGAGTCGATTTGTAACGATTTATACAAAATGTGCACCGACAAACGATACTGCTATCAACTTGGAAGTTGCATCAATTTCAACAGCAACTGGCCAAACTTTTTATGCAGACGCTATTCGTCTTTATGAGATTAGCGCTTCAGATTATGCTGCCTTAGACAGCATGACCGCTGAACAGGTAGTTACCAAATATCCATATGTGGACAGCATAATGCCTGTTCGTAATCCGTATGTGATTAGATATGGGGAGAATATGTTGCCTTCTCTCTTTGAGTGGTCAGCCAAACAGGGAACACCTATTATAGTGGACGAAAAAAGCATTACTGTCACGTTGGATAACAAAATAGTACACACTGTGTCGCCGCTAGTGCCCGGACAAAAGTACACTGTATCAGTTCAATCGGGTGGGGCGACTGGTAGGGTTACGGTTACGGACGATCCTGAGTCCGCTATTATAGTTGAGGCAGTGGGTTCGGGGTTGTTAAGCGCCACATTCACAGCAACGAGTCGAGCTGCTAATATTCGATTGCTAGGGACATCATCAACAGCCGTTACCATGACAAAGCCAATGCTCAACATGGGCAGCACAGCTAAAGCATTCAAGCCGCGCGAGGATTCCATGTTGGCATTGCAAACAGACCTGTACGCTGATCCAGTTATAGGAGTTAATGCGGATACAGTTTTTGAGCGTGATGGTCAATACTTCAAAGTGAAAAGGTTTGAAAGTGTCCTACTAGATGGTAGTAAAATAACTAAAGTGAATAATGTAGTGTCGGGGACAGGCTTCAAAGCCCTTTATCCTGTAGTGCCCGATGTAAATTATGCGTTTGTCGGCAGTGGATCGGCAGTAAAGTTTGACGGTAAGATACTATTGTGGGGTGGTCAAGACACAACAGCCGACAGATGGGGGATAGATGCGACTTCGCCCAATTTTGCCATCTCTGTATCTGTTTCAGACAGTGGATGGGCTGATAGCTACCCACCTACATTAGACGACATCAGAGCCTACTTTTTCGGGTACAAGGCTTATGACGCTAATACCCTAACACCAGCACAAGCACAAGCAGCAACTACGGCAACTTGGAACGGTACGGGTACAAAGTATTGGGTTCAGCGTGTGGGCGCACCTAACTTCACGCAATCCGTACCGCAACAATCCTATGCAGGGTATACGCCGTATCAACTTGTATTCCAGCTTGCAACGCCTACCGTGGAACCTATTGTATCCGAGGGGCAACTATCATTTGTTGAGGGCGACAACCAGGTTGAAGTAGGTACAGGGATGATTGTTAGGGAGGAATCTAAACCATCAATTTCAAGTAACCAATACTGGATTAACGGCGCTTTAGGTGGACTTGGCAAACTTCGTGAAAGACCCAATAAAATTTTCGTTGTTTATAAAAACAGCAAGAACGATAGATGGGGAACAATTACTCATGCCGATGCTGACAAGAGCACATATGGTCTTGTTCAGGCCTATGCTCCTGCCGCTAAGTTTGACCCGTCTGCATCTTACAGCACGACCTATACAACTACCGAAGCCTCGCCAGTCGTACCATTTGTGGGCACATACGCAGCCAACGAAACAACGCTGCTTGTGGACTTGGTAGACAGCGTACAGCAAAACACCGCGCGTGTGAGTGTACTTGAGAACAAGAAGGCTGAAAAAGATAATCCCGCGTGGCTCAAACCTACGTTGATTAATGGGTGGGCTTCTTCATTGTTCGGTTTCATTAAACTTAGCGATAACGTAGTCTATTTCAGAGATTCAATTTCAGGGGGAATTACAACACCTGGAACTATATTGTTCACCCTTCCTCCGCAGTATAGACCTGCTATAAGAACGGAGATACGGGTAAGATCAAACGGCGGGGGTAACGAATCCAGCAATTCCACCGTAGTTATAAACACGAACGGAAATGTACTGATCCAGAACACTATATACACGGCTGTTTGGCTGGATGGGGTTTCGTTTATAGCTGAACAATAAGGAGGTCTAACAAATGAAAGCAGTACCTAAAGTAAATACAAACGGCCTCTATCTAGAGGACGAGCTGGTGGACGATGCCTTTTCAGGTGTCGTCCCTTTTTATACTCCATCTTCGCCTACGCTATCTGATACAAACCAGCAACTAGACACTCATCGGCTTGCTGACAGTAGCTCTAGTACAATAGATGTAATCAATTCAGAAAGCACCCCTGCTGGTTATACAGTAGGGATTCCAGTACCACCAGGTCTATACCATCCTCGATTTGACATCCAAGGTTGGCTGGTCTACGAAGCAGAATATGCAAAAAATCTGTTAGAAGCGCAAAAGGCTTTTGATCAGTTGAACAACGAATCCCAAGCTTTATTTCAGGAGCAGTATGATGAATGGCGAAATAAGCCGGAAAACGAGCGTGGAGATGAACCTATATATCCTGCTCCCACTTTTAAGACCCCAGAACGAAGAGACCCGGCGACGTTCTGGAGTGAAGGATTGAGTGAGGAAGAAATTAAGGAACTGACTCAAAAAGCGGAGCAACAGCCAAGCGAGACAGATCAACTGAAGCAGCGCATTGCAGATCTTGAAGTGACGTTGAGCCAGCTCATGCTTGGTGGCATAGGAAAATAACGTGTGCTAACGATTATATGTAACAGCAATCTTTGTAAAAAGAGGTGAAGTCATAACCATGGCAGCTTTAACAGAGGCTCAAATGCGTATTTGTGCTCATGCTTGCATCACCCGCTATGATCGTGGAGAAGGTGATATAGTAACGATCATGGGAAGCTACGCTTTAAATGAAGAACAGCGGGAACACGTAATGAAGATTATTTTATCCACTCGTTCCGATCTAGTACCGGATAACGTAGATGATTCATCATCAACCGATGCTCCGAATGAACAGGAAGAAACGGTTAAATGGTATAACTCTATTTTCCGCAAGAAAACAGTATAG